ATTTCCCTTGCCCTGTCTTCCTGCTCCATAGTTAATCTATCGTTTATGTGAATTGCCCCATCAACCAAATCAAAATCAACCAAAATTCCACGCTCATTCATGGCATCAGAAAGTGCCCAAATCTTATACTCCCTTTCAGGAACTTCAAAAGGTTCAAGTCTTTTGTAGATTTCCATTTCAGTAACTACGTCTTGCTTACAGTACTCTTTAAATAGTTCCCACTTCTCCAGGTCATGAGTAGGTAGGTTTCTTGTACGACCACCATTTGCCTTAGTAGGCTTACATGGCACACAAAAATATCTTATTAAAGCCTTACCAGTCCTTAATTTCTTTTGGTCCTCATCTAAATTTAAAGCCTCTCCTATTGCTTCAAGTCCTGCTGGATAGCCAAGATACATGCCATGAAACATAGTACATTGCCAGGACATCCTATGCCCAACATCAAGTCCATAATTTTTTAAACAGTTATATTCAAAACTTGCATTATACGCATGCTTAATTACTGAGTCATCAGCAAGTGCCGACAACACAATAAGAGGAATTTCCTCTCCCTTGGCCAGATCCACAATCTGAACCTCTTCAAAATCAATAGAATAAGCAAATAGTAAAACTTCAAAGCTGTCATCCTTAGAGTACTTGTATAACCCACTTGATGAAATATCAACATCACTGTAAGTTTCTATATCAATAGATAAATCTTTCATTATACACCTCTGTTAAAAAAGGGACGTTACCGTCCCCTTATTTGATTATTCTACTATTGGTAATCCAGTCAATGGATCTATCTCTCCTGTTTTAGCGAAAGGCAGGTCATCAGAAGAACCTTCCACCGTGCTAAATGCATCATTTGCATTAAATGAGAAACCTAATGCCTCATCATCCTTAACCTTTTGTATACCATTAAGACCAAAACCAATACCTTTACTTTGATTATTGTAAGCATAGATACTAATTGCCACATGTCCCCAACATCCACTATAAACATCAGTTTGGTTCATAATTGGCTGAACCCTTTGGTCTACAACTGAGGGCGGGAATGTTTCATTGGCGCTTGCAGTAAATACCCAGTGCCCTTTACACTCTGGTCCAAACTCAGCCCCAGTGCTTGTAGTTCCGTCTCCGTCATGTACAGGAATCTTAGGTTTTGCGATTCCTTTTAATACAGTATCCTTATTTGCTTGGTACTCTTCACCTATTGCCTTCATCAATGCATCATATCCCGCCTTGTCACTCTTTGGAAGTAAACATGTCACTGAATACTTCTTTGTTCCTTGAGGTGTCTCTCTTGGTTGAAATACACTCACATATGATAATCTCACTAAACTTGTTGTAAATTGTCTTGCCATAATAATCCTCCTAAATATTTTCTAAATTTTCAAAACCTAAATCCTTAACATAAGGATCTCTTTTATCACTTTCAGGAACAAGTGTTGGCTTGCCCTGTGGTTTTATAACTTCAGTTCCTAATACATTATCAAACTCCTTCTTACCAACTAACTTTTCAAGCTTCGATAAAGAAAGAGGTTTTCTTTCATAAAGTACAGCCTCATCATAGCCTGCACCTTCAAGCAAACTAATTGCCTTGTCAGTATCTTTAAATTTCCTTATAGACCTACCTTCAACAGCCTTGTAGCCTGGTATCTCTTCGCCCTTTAAAATACTTGCAAGAGCTTCTTCCTCTAAATCATTAATCCAGTCGATTAATCCGATAGACTCTTTTAAATACCTTGAAATATCTTCATTTGAGATAAGCTTAATATCACTATTCATAATAGGCTTTAATTTCTCAACTGACTTAAACATTTCCTTTGCCCTTTCAGGGCATCTACTCTTTGCCTTGCAAAACCTACAATGCTCTCCAAGAGAAAACTCCTCACAGCCGTTATATGCCTTTTTAGCAATTACTTTTACCCCCTCGCCCCATGCTAAGAGATCAGATAAAACCATAGAATACCTATCCGTATTATCAACCCTTGGCTGTACTATATGCATTGTGATTGTTTCAATACTATAAATGTCTCCATATGAGTTATACGCCCCTAAGGCATAAAGCATAAGTTGACTATTACTCACTGGACTAACAGGAACGCCTTTACCATATTTAAGGTCAATAATATGCATATCCGTTCCAAAGATCAGAATGCAGTCACAAGTCCCAAAGCCATCTGGAACCCATTTTGAGAAATCAACTCTCTCCTCCACACTTACATATGGTAAATCTTCAAAAGATAACGCAAGCTCTCTCACGTAATAAAAATACTCATCCGTGTAGCTATCCATTTCTTTTGTGAATAACTCTTGCGCCTTTAACTGTTCAAGCTCTTTTTTATACTTATCCGCCCCAAACTCTTTAGTAAAGTACTTTTTTAACTTAAGCTCTCCAACGGCATGTGCCAAAGTCCCTTCCTGCGCATAAGATGAGGATGTGTCTGGGAAGCCTTCCTCAAGCATTACAGATCCTGGGCAGTTAAGCCACCTGCTAGATCCAGATGCAGATAACTTTGCATGAACTTCAGGCACTATATAACACCTCCAGCCTCACGAATTCTTAAAGCAAAATCATTATATTTATTTTCAGGGATATCAGTTATCGCAGGAACACCAAAAGAATTTATAATATCCTTTAATTCATCCCTCTTGCCTGCCCTTGCGAGTTCAGCCGCAGCTTTTTGCAATTGAGGAAAGCTATACGCAACCTCGCTTACTGGAACAACAGCTTCTTTCTTTTCTTCTTTTTTCTCCGTTGAACTTTCTTCAACGCGAACATCAGTGGCTTTCGGTACAATCTCTGACTTATCCACACAGCTACATCCTAACCTATCAGCTAACTTTCCTAACACATCAAGTGTCTTATCATCAAATACAATTTTTAACTCCATAAAATCCTCCTTTGTGTTATAATTTAATTGAAGTTTATTATATAAGCGCTCATTATCTTTGCAGAATTGAGCGTTTATTTCTTTTTTTAATCCTTTCCAACATTTCTCATGCACATAAGAACTGCTTGCGTCATTATGTGTAATTACATGACAGGGATTTCTAACATATATGGTCTCGCCACAAATAGAGCATTTGCAAATTCTTTCGCACTCAATTGCTGTCATTTTTAAAATCTCCCTTTTCTTTGTATCTCCAGCAGGTATTGTGAACATAAGCACATCCCCCGCCTTTAAATCCAATCTTATATGTCAAATCATCACTTGAAATACTTCTACCACAAATGACACACCTAACATCTTTACTAGTCCTTTTTGGAGAATAATCTTTTTTCACCTAATACTCCTTTTCTAGCATAAATCCTGAACACTTCTGCCCTTAATAGAACACCATCATCACGTTTTTCTAACTTATCAAGCCATTCACGCTTAATAGCGTTCATCATTCTGAGTCCGTGTTGCTCCTCTTTCCACGACCTATACCTAAAACCTTTATGACCGTGAGGGTCTCGTGCTTCCTGCCATTGTCTATACTTCATCTAGTTCAACCTTTAATCTGTTTATGGCCATACCCACATTTTTAGTGTCATACATCTTATACATAACTCTTTTAATTTCATCACACACTTTTTTTGGATCGTTATCGTAAAACTCAGTCATACAACCCTCAGTAACAATTATTTGTGCTTTAATATCAAAAATCTTCATCTAAAGCATCCTTCCCGTAATAACTAATAAATTCCACAAAATGAAAGTCGTTAGCACCCTGCAAACAATCTTTAAAGCAAACATAAAAGTTAAAACATAATCATCAGATTTGCTCTTTTTAATTAAGCATTGTTTTGATTTTTTATTATCGTCTGCTGCATTAACCTTTTTATTTTCTCTTTTAATACCATTCCAAACGCCGTCGTTGAAATCAGATTTTCTTCTTTCCATAATTAACCTCCTCTCATCTATTAACAATCTTTAAAAACCTTGCTGTGTTTTGATACTCATTAAGCTGAAACGCCGGTTCATCTTTACAAAGACTTAAATTATTGTCCTTAACCCATCTTAAAAATTCATTTGCAATAGCCTCAATATTTACACTTCCACTAACTTTATGAACTTCTAGCTCTCTATTTAATTCAGTAGTCACCTTTAACACCTCCGTACTGTATATGTCAGAACTTTTTTTTAAATTAGAATTTCTATTCAACAATCTCAATATGATCCATAGCAAAAGATATTAATTCGGCAGTCAAAGTCTTAGCAGACATGTTAGTCTCATCAGCTAATTCCTTAATAGAATTTGCCAAATCCTCAGGTAACCATATAGCAGATTTAGCAGGTCCCCATTCCTTCGCTTTCTTTAAAATTAATTTTTCCATAATATTTCTCCCTTCTTTTTTTAAAATTCAAGTGATATAATCTCCATAAAGGAGGTGATTATATGAACACTACAATAAAACCAACAAAAACATTCCAGGAAACTTTAAAATATCTCGGCAAAGACTTCTCATCAAAAGTCATTGATGGAGAGCTTTGTGGATATATTAAAATTAATGACTGCTACGACATTGAGATTTCTGGAATGAATAACAACCGCGTTAAAAATCCCAATTTTACAATCTATATCTGGAATATTAAAAACGGCATGTACATCAAAGAACAAAAAACCGTTCATTCCCTACCAGAACTTAAGAGTTCTCTTGCTTCTTTAATAAAGCAGTACTCAAACGAACCTGATCAACAATAAAAACTACATCATCTCGAGATAAATTTTTTTCAACAAATAAACTTTCAAATTTATCTCGATTTTCTTTTGTATCATCCTTTAACTCAAATCTTCTGTACTCCATCAACTCCTCCTATCGTATTGTTTTTAATTCATTTACCTCTAAGTGACTTTTCCGTTACCTTTTAGGTAACCTATTCAGCAAAAAAAATTTCTGTTGGATCTTTAATATCTAATAAAACAATCATTTTATATATTTCATCAGAATTAAACACTCCCCTATTCAACTTTCTAGATAGAGTAACATCAGTGATCCCAAGCTCTCTAGCGATATCCTGCTGAGTATATCCCTTTTCAACAAAACGTGCTTTTAGTCTGTTTGTTTTTATCATTAATTTTAACACCCTCCTTTCCTGTTAACTATAGGGTAACACAACTAAATGTTAATTGTCAAGTAATTTTTTATAAAATTTTATTAATTTTTGTTGTCTAATGGGTAACTATATGATAAACTTATTTTAGGAGGTGAATTATGAGTGCTACTATTGGAGATAGAATAAATAAAAAGAGATTAGAAAAAGGAATGACCTTAGAAGAATTAGGCAGAAAAGCTGGAGTTAGTAAAGTAACAATACACAAATATGAATCTAAAGTCATTACTAACATTCCGTCCGATAGGATAGAGGCTATGGCACGAGCCTTAAATGTATCTCCAGCTTACTTAATGGGATGGAATGATAGTCCTTCTGAAGATATCGACATATCAAAAATACCTGGAGTAATAATGCCAGTTAAATTAAAAAGAATACCAATCCTTGGATCCATAGCCTGTGGAGAACCTCTTTTTGCTGAACAAAACTACGAAGGCTATTTTATGCTAGACGAAAACCTAGCAGGAGCTGATTTTTGTCTTAGAGCAAAAGGAGACAGCATGATAGAAGCTAACATCTTTGAAAGGGATCTAGTCTTCTTTAAAAAGACAAACGACGTTGAAAACGGAACAATCGCAGCCGTTCTAATAGATGATGAAGCAACACTGAAAAGAATCAGTAAGAGTGAAGATATGCTCATACTACAACCCTGTAACAGAATCTACTCCCCAATTATAATAAAACCCGAAGATGACAAAAGAGTTCTTATACTTGGAGAAATGGTTGGAGTATATTCAGAAAGAAATAAATAGAATATATTTAGGAGGAAAACATGAAAACACAAATTCAGAAAAGAAAATGGTTCAAAATATTAGCAATACTTTTTCTTATTGGATCCATAGGAAATCTTTTATCTGTTATTAGCCCTATATTAGTTTTATTGATTATTGGTTTTATAGTATTTAAAATATATGAATTTTTCTATTTTCGTAGCAAAAAATTTAATGCAGTAAAAAGTGAAATATCCAGCTATATACAAGAGTGTAATGAACTTAATGATCATATTGAAAGTTTGAGAAGTATAGATAGTACTTTCGAAAGAAAGGATTACGGAGATGCAATTATAAAAGATAATAGTAAATATAATTATAAACGTAAAAATTGGGATAAATACTCTAAATCAAAATATGTTCACAACTGTAGCAACACAGTATGCAAAAACGCTCAAGAACGCCCTTTTGAGTATATCACTAAGTATTTTAATATACCTAAAACTGAAGAATCCTTAAATAAGTTTGAAGAAGTTTTAAATAACTTCTTATCTGTAGAAGAGGGACGAAATTATTTAACTCTAAAAGAAAAGACACTAATATCTGACACAAAAGAAAAACTACCGTGGTTAATCAGACACTTATCAACAAAAAACAAATTATCAGAAAAATTAGGTTTCGAACCTGTAGATCTTTCGGATGTACATTTTCCATCATATAAATTTCAATACGTAAGTCCTGGTGGTAACTCTTCAATGGAAGCAGAAGTTATTATGGACACAGATAATTTGGAAAGATTTATAGATTTTTTAGACACACATATTAAGTGGCAAAATAGTGCTAGAGGACAAAGAGCCCTAATGACACCTAAACTTAGAGAAACTATTAAAGAAAGAGATAATTATACATGCTGCAACTGCGGGAATGGATTACACAAGGAACCAAACCTCTTACTTGAAATAGATCATATTATGCCCATATCCAAAGGTGGTAAAACTACTGAAGATAATTTACAAACTTTGTGTTGGAAATGTAATAGAAGTAAAGGATCTAAGGTTGTAAGTTAATGGAAAAACATAAAAGATAAAAATTTAAATAGAAAAAAGCCCCTTATTAGCTGCAACTAATAAAGGACTTAAAGTGGAGTATGTGCTATACACCAACCAACTCTATTATAGCACATACTCCTTGGATAAAATAAGGAGTTAATTATGAAAAAAGCAGTAGGTTATTGTAGATTTTCTACAGACATGCAAAGAGAAGAATCTATCATGGCACAAATGAGAGCCATAGATGAATTCGCAAAAAGAGAATCAATAGAAATTGTAAAATATTATAAAGACCAAGGACAATCAGGAACTTCCGACAACAGAGATGATTTTCAACTGATGATGAAAGAAGTTAAAAACATAGATTACGTTATTGTCCACAAATTTGATAGATTCGCTAGAAATAGCTTTGACCACGTAATAAACGAAAGAAAACTAAACAACAAAGGAATCAAATTAGTTTCAGTACTTGAACCAGTTGGAGAAAATCCAGAAAGCATATTAACCAAAAATCTACTTATAGGAATGAATGAGTATTTCTCACTTAACCTTTCAAGAGAAGTTAAAAAGGGACACAAAGAAAATGCACTACAATGTAAATTCAATGGAGGAACTCCCCCACTTGGATATAAAATTGAAGACGGATTTTACAAAATTGATGAAGAAGAAGCAAAAATCGTAGAAAAGATATTTGCTCTAAGACTACAAAATTATAGCTATCAAAAGATTGCAGA